AGTTCAGCATATAACCAACTTAAAGTTTCTTCCCGGTGGACGCTATCTTTATTATGCAGGACGGCCCAGAAAATTCTTTAACAATTGCTATCTCTTAAGGGCAGAAGAGGATACCCGTGAAGACTGGGCCGAGTTGTCCAAGAAGACAGAGCTATGTCTCATGACAGGGGGTGGCATAGGCGTTGATTACACCAACTATCGCCCTTCAAATTCTAGTCTAACATCTACAGGTGGTATTGCTAGTGGTCCTATACCCAAGATGCAGATGATCAATGAGATTGGGCGCAATGTTATCCAAGGTGGAGCGCGTCGGTCAGCTATATACGGCTCTTTAAACTGGCAACATGATGATGTCGATGCCTTTCTAAAGATTAAGAACTGGCACCACATGAAGATTGCAGGAACCAAGTCTACCTACTGGGATGTTCGCAACCAGGATTTTAATTTCCCGTGCCCCCTGGACATGACTAACATATCAATTAACTACGATAACAAATGGCTTATGGATTACTGGAAGACAGGCGATCTTTCTGAAACATTCCTAGCTAATTGCCAGCAGGCTTTGCAGACAGGAGAACCGGGCTTCTCTTTTAATTTCTTTGACAGGGAAAAAGAAACTCTGCGTAACGCCTGTACGGAAGTGACGAGTGAGGACGACAGTGATGTATGCAATCTGGGTTCGCTTAATCTTGGGAGAATTGACTCCATTGAAGAACTGGCTGAGATTACGGAGTTGGCTACAAAGTTTCTTTTGTGCGGTACCCTCAAGGCTGATCTACCTTACGAAAAAATTCACGAGGTAAGAACAAAGAATAGACGCTTAGGTCTTGGTTTGATGGGCTTGCATGAATGGCTCATTAAGAAGGGGTATAAATATGAAATCGTTCCTGAACTACATCAATGGTTATCTGTATATCGTGGTGTTTCTGATAATAGTTCCGCTAATTTTAGTGGCCTTCTTGGGGTATCTCGTCCTGTTGCAAATCGCGCTATTGCCCCTACAGGAACTATTGGCATTTTGGCAGGGACATCGACAGGTATTGAACCGATTTTTGCAGCCGCGTACAAAAGACGATTCCTAAAAGATGGAAAGAACTGGCGCTATCAGTATGTCGTTGAGCAGATCGCAAGAGAGTTTAGCGATTTATATGGGGCCGATCCTGACGATATCGATTGTGCCTTGAGCTTGGCTAGTAACCCTGAGCAGCGCATTAAGTTGCAAGCAGAAGTCCAGGCGTATGTGGACATGGCTATTAGCAGCACCATTAATCTGCCTGCCTTTAATACCAAGCATAACAACCCTGATAAGGTAAAGGATTTTGCGGAGGTGCTTGCTAAATATGCCCATCGTCTAAGAGGCTTCACTTGTTTTCCTGATGGCTCAAGGGGAGGTCAACCACTGACACCAGTTCCCTACAAGGATGCCGTAGACAAGCTAGGTAAAGATTTTGAAGAGCATGTAGAGGCCGCAGACATTTGCTCTATTACAGGACATGGAGGAACATGCGGTGGCTAACCCAGGTCAATTGGATTTATTTTTAGGTGAAGCAGAAATAAATTCTGTTGAGTGCATGGACATTTCCGATATAAACATAGATTTTGGAGATGCAAACCATATGGCGCGGTCAAAATCTAATGCCTGTAAGATGTTTCAGAGTTTACCGAAAGGGAAATATCTTATATACAAAGGAGAAAAAGAAGGAGAATTACCTTACATTAAGAACACTGATACAGGTAAAAAATTGTCGGTGCGCACAACACGCAATCCATATCCTTGCGTCGATCTTTATAAGGGAATTAAGACTACTTATTCTATGCACCAAATTGTAGGTATGGCTTTTATACCTAATCAATTACCTAAAGATCGTACTCATATAGACCATATAGACGGCGACAAAAGTAATTACGCCGTAGAAAATTTACGCTGGACAACTCCCTCAGAAAACCAAAGCAATAAAGATTTTAAAAAACTAAATCTGGAACTAGACTTGTAAGATACGGAGAGTAACGATGGCTGATCAAATAATAACTTACTGGCCCCAAATACTGGGAATCTTGGCTGTTGTTGTAATGTTTGTAAAGTTAAAAAGCCATGTATCTGAATTGCAAAAAGATGTGAACGACATAACAAGAAGAGATACTTACGCTCAAGTTGTTAAACTTCGGGCAGAACTAGATAGTTTAAAAGAATCTACTTCCGAAAAAACTAAGGCGCTATTTAATTTATGGAACCAAAAATTGAAATAACCAAGGAAGCTGATGCTCACCTTTGCTCTATCATTGAGCGGGAGAAAGCTGAGGGTGTGCTACTGTCTGTCAAGGGTGGAGGATGTGCTGGCTTCTCCTATGACTGGAAGGTGGTTCATGAGCCATCAGGTGAGGCAATACCCCTGTCTAAAGGAACTCTCTATATCGATCCCCTGGCTGTCATGTATGTCCTAGGCACTGTACTTGAGTACAAACAGGACTTATTTGGTACTATATTATCTTTGGATAATCCTAATGTTGCTTCGGCCTGTGGCTGCGGTGAAAGCTTTTCCCTTAAGCAAGACGATTCCGTTGGTCGCATGGGATGGGATTGATATGTGGTTCTGGCATAGCACCTTGTTAAATTGGTTGGAGCGTCAACTTGTCAGACTAAGCTCGTGGCTATGGACTCAGAAGGCACGGTGTTTGCGTGAGTACCAACGTCGGTGTTTCCGTGAGTACCGGCGTCATAAGAAGTGAACATCTACATACGAGGGATTTTCAGGGTTAAACATATCCTCTATATCAAACCAATTTTCTACTGGACAGTTGTCGCGTAACCCTTTGCATACCTGTGCATGTTTTTGGGGGAGGTCGGGCCATATTTCAGAGCACAATGGACCGTAGAGTCTGCGCAGCTTTCTTTCTACGTCAGGACGCCAAGTCAGTTTAACTTCCACAATTATAAGAGACTCAGGTGACAGCAAGATAATGTCAGGCTGGGCAAAACCTCGTCCGCGAATGTCTTCGAACTGAAACCATTGGCCCTTAAGAATCTCTGCGTCTTGGTAGCAAGTATCGATGTGCTTCTTTATTTTCTTTTCAAATCTAATACCCTGCAGCATTGCTGGAGAGCGATAAGAATTAGACAGAAAAGAAGGAGGTTCAATTAGTAGAGCCTGTTGTAGACCCCGAATGGAACGTCTTCGCCCCACTTATTCTTCCTCTTCAGGCTCCGGTTCATCCCCTAATATTTTTACACCATAGTCAGCCTGTCTAAGAAAAATCCTTATTTCGGCGATTGGTCGGCTCCAGGCCATATGTGACACCACTGAACCCCAGCCATATGCGCTCACCATCGATGGAACTCCAATTAGCTCGTAGTGATTTCTGGGGGAGTATACATACAAGGAGCCACCGCTATTACCGTAGATTATAGGGGAGGTTGAGAGGTATAGGTCATTGCCGGACTGGTCCCTCCCATATCCTGCCAAGAGGCCCATCGTAGGGAAGGGAGGTTTACCCAGTCCTGCACCCACAGCATAAACCGTCTGAAAAATCCAGGGGCCATCATCCTTATCCTCTGGATAAATCCTAGCCACATAAGGCATAGGACGCTCTTCATCCTCTACCTTCAAAAGAGCTAGGTCTCTACTCTTATCGTAAGCCACGATGCTTGCTAGGCGACCTATGGTTCCTACAGCAGTGGAGTAGTTGTTATACTCCCAGAGATCGATATTAACAGGTCTCCTAGTCTCGGTCTCTACCTGCTCTTTCTTTTTAGAATCCCAAACCTTAGAAAGCTTTACGTAGCTCTGGATGACATGCCAGTTAGTCAGAATAAAACTTTCGTATTTCTGATCTTCGTTCTGTTTGGAATAAATAACTGTCCCGGACCCTGAACCATTGCCCAAGCGCACAAGAACTGTTGGGTAGAGCATCTCTATGTGTTCTTGCTCTGGTGTTATACCACTCTTTTTAGGGTTGGCAAAACCTAGAGTTGATGCGCAACCTACAGCTAGAGCTAAAGCTATGGCAAAAAATATTTTCATTATTCCTCCGAACAAAAGCGTTCCCAAATTTCGTTGTGTGCAATGATACCGATCTCAGTTTCCCTAGTCAGCATATCCTCGCTTGAAACTAAGATAGGTCTGACCCAAGAACAGCTACCATCACTTACGAAGCCACCGCTGCAGCCTGTTATGCCGATCCCCGCTACTAAGACGACCAAGATCAGCATCCAGTTTTGTGCGGGCCTTACCCTTTTCCAGTGAGCTTTTAGCATTTTTAAGACTGGCCGATTTAGACCCGGCTTTATAGGCAAATAACAGAGGAGCAAGCTTGGCTATAATACCAAAGACTTTTACTACAATGCTGACAACAGAAAACATTAGACAGCACTGTCTTCCTCTTCAGCTTTCTTCTTATCTTCGACGCCCGTCTGCTTTGCTCCACCAAATGTCAATGAGAGCCATTCAATGATTTTGTAAACTTTACCCATCAACGAACTAGGGTCTGGGGTCTTTGTGCCATTTACAACCAAAGATGCCGCAGCGACAACTCCCAAGACACCCCCCAAAATTGCGTCTCTTGCGTCCCAAACATTTGTCCACCAAGAGATTGTTTCAACAGGATCAGCCATGGTTTCCCCCTCCTTCGGGAAATGAATCCGAAATGATATGCAATTTTAACCTTTCTAAGGCTAAACAGCAATCGCTTTCGTGTAGATTACCACCTATTATAACCTCGTTATCTCCACCTTCTTGAAATAAAAGGAAAATTCCACCGCGCCACTTGCCGCTATCTACTTCTCGGATAACTTTTTCCTTCGCCTTTTCCAGGTAATCCTCACCCGCTATAATCTCAGCCGATTTTTTCGTGGTAAAGTCGATGACTTCAGACATCTAAAAACTCCGCATATGGTTGCAACTTTTCTCTCTTAGACTGTTGTAGTTTCCAGAGTTCCGGGATCATACCAGAACCTAGAACTTCAATGTCTAAATCTACATCAAATCTCTGAACTAACTTCTCAAAGTCCTGTGCTTGGGCAAGTAATTCTCCGGTAGTCCAGAAGCTTTTACCTCCGACATTAACCTCAAGGAATTTAGGTCTCCCTTCTGTCTTAAGCTTTTGTTCTTTCTTAGAGGGGGCCTTTGCCAAGCATGAATCAAATCCGTACAGTTTAAAATCCCTAAAGCCTAAGG